ATTTTTATTATTATGGTAGGTAACTCAGAAAATATATTAGTTGAATTTGATTACAACAACATCACCGTTATTGACCCAAATAAGGTAATTGATGAAAATGGGAAAGTAAAAGAACGAAATGTTAAAATGGAAGACTTGGTAATGTATGCTAATTTAGAGTGTAAATTAGTACCAAGAACCAAGTTAATATACGGGATTTCAAATAACAATGATTTACAAACAGTATCAGTTGCGACAATTAACTTCCTAAATCAGGGAGGTAAAACCTTATTGGATAACTCATATACTGACGAAATAACAGGTAAAGGTTCTTTAGATGGTAAAGGGGTTAATCAAGTTAAATTGGAACAATTACCAAAAACACCACAAAAGAATAGTAAACCTGATGATTTTTATATAAAACAAAGTATTTTATCTAATGGAAAAAATGGTGCGGTAGATAATGGGTTATTGGGGATTACTTCTATTAATATTAATCAAGGTATGGATTTCTTACCTTCAATTAATATGACTTTAGAAGATATAAAAGGTCGTGCGATGTTTGAAGCAGGTGATAATTCACCATACGCGGCGTTTTTTAATTTACCTTATCCTATGTTTACTTTAACAATAAAAGGATATTATGGTAAAGCGGTAAAATTATCGTTAATGTTACAGACTTTTAGTACTAGATATGATACTGGTAATGGTAATTTTAAGATTGATTTGAAATTTTATACTTATAAATATACAATTTTGAGTGAGGTTAGTATGGGTTATTTACAAGCGACACCCCATATGTATAAGTCACGTATTAAAGTTGCGACTAAAACAACGACAGGTTCTGCAAAAACTACTGAACCTAGTAAAGATGTTGTATTTGAAAAAGGATTCCAAAAAATTAAAGAAGTTTATAGTGAGTATAAATCAAAAGGTTTAATACCTGATGATTTCCCTGAAATTACTTTAGTTCAAATGAAAAATAGAATTGAAAACTTTATTAAAAACATCTTAGATTCATTTACTAAACAAAATTTAGACCCTTTAACTAATGTTGAAGAATATCAAGAAACGTTAAAAAAATACTTCCAAGAGGTGTATTATTATTCAGGTCAAGAATCTTGGTTTGGTAAATATATGGACTCTGAAAATTACTTTGTATTGAATGACGGAAGAAAAATTTACACATTTAAAACTGAATTTCAAAACGGAAATAAAAAAAGTGGAGCTATTAGTGAATTAAAAGGTTTGATAAAAAAAAATAATGAATTATTAGATGCTAATAAAACTGTTGGTAAAAACGGTAGTTACAAAATTAATAAAACCAAAGTAGATGTTAGTATACCTGTTAATATTAAATATGAAACTTTTATTTATGAAACTAAAGTTATTGATGTTAATATAAAAGAGACTTTTAATAGTAGAAAAAAAACCCAAACAACTCTTACTGACTATGGAAGTTTTGAGAAAAAATTAGTAACTGATAACTATTTTAATAACATTCAAATCAGAAATGCGAGTGGTGATATTCAGAAAGGGTATCAATGGTATATTTTTGAGGGTACTCAAAGTTTTGAGAGTGAAATTAATCAAATTACTAAATTATTAACTGATAATACCGAAAAAATTCAAAATGAATTAACTAAAGCTTTGTCTGAATTGTTACAGAGTAAAAGTAATGGTATTGGTTTTACACCTACCATTAGAAATGTTTTAGCGGTTATTTTTGCAAATGGTGAGGGGTTTTTAAGGTTAATGGATGATGTTCATACTTCAGCTTGGGAACAAAGAAATAATAAATATAGAAAAGATGTTATTTTTGATACAACAGTCGCTGGAGCATCACAAGATAATCTAACACCCGGTAATACAACTGAACAACCTGTTTTTCCATGGCCACAATTAATTGTTGGTACTGATGGTGAGAATGGTAATGAAAAATATGAAATAACGTATCCTGGTGATAAAAAAGTTATTGCGAGAACAAAAGCTAATAATTATGATATTTGGCCGGAGGTTGAATTCTTGGAAGAATTTATTAACGGGTATGTTGAAAGAGATAGTGACCCAGCCCCTTCAACACCAAATAATAACGAATTAATAGATATTTTAAGAACATCATTTAATTCTATTGAATTCCCAATTGACAATTCCGTTTTCACAAATAAAGAAGAGGTTAAATTTTTATATGAAATTTATGAAAGGATATTTCTTACCGCTAACTATACAGGATTATTAAGAAGTGAAAGTAACACGACTGACACTGACTTTGTATCTAATATTATTGCTGAAGCGGAAAGTATTAATATAAAAAATAGTTTATCTGACTTAAATCCGTTCTTAATTAAAAAACTTAAAGAGTATCCAATAACTTCAAGTAATGTGGAAGTGTTTTTACGTCATATATCAAATGATGGGACAGGTCAAAGTTGGCAAAATTTTATAAGAGGTATTTTTAATACGTCTTATATTAAGAATAAAGTAAATAATTCCAGCTTTGAGTTTATTAATAGAGATATTTTAACAAAAAACACTGTAGCACAACCTTTAGTGTCATTAACTAATGAAACTAAAATGGTGGAGTTTATTTCTAATTCTACAACAACTAATAAAGGTAATTTTACGGATTTATATCCATTTACTAATCTTACTTGGAATAAAGAAAATTTATCTAACGGAACATCTATTGATAGTATTGAACAATCGTTTAACACTACTAATGTTTTATTGTATAACACAAATATTAAAAACATTACTAACTTTGTTCAAAGTACGGGAAGTGATGTTAAAAAACCTGTTACTAATTTTATTTTCAAGGATATAACAACACCACAATATAATGATAATATTGTTAGTGGTGTTAAGAATAATATTAACAACTTAAAAAGTTTTTACAACACAAGAACTTATGAAACACAACTACCAACGGAAGGTAATTTGTATTATAAAGATTACACAGGTTTAGTTAGTTCTAATCAGACTGTGTCAATGTTTAATACACCGTATTTCATTAATTCAATTCAAGAAGGGGTGTCAAATTTTATTAAAGAAGACCCATATCCATATGTTAGTTCAGCGTATCTTTTTATTAATAGTTTACCTTTAGCGACTCTAAAAGAGAAGTACAAGACTTATAATAATAATTCAACAACTGACTTGGATTATATTTTTGCAACATTAAAGAAATTTGGAGCGATACATAAATTACCATATTCTTGGGTCTTAAAAATAGGTTCGGTTTGGTATAGATATAAAAAATTTATAGAAACTGATGTTGATATATTAAACACATCTTGGTCAGGTTTTAGTTACATTAATAACTACGACCCTATTAATAAATCACCGGAAACTAATTATTCTTTAATTATTGATGGGGGTGTTTATGATATTGTTTTAGAAAAGAATACAACATTAGGCGGTGAAATTTCTACGGTTATTAATACAGGGTTTTATCCAAAGTTAATAAACGACTTTAATATTTTTTATCAAGGTTACGATATTTTTACAGGGTATACAAATAGTGGAATTCAGGAGGGTATTAAAAGTGGTGTGACATTAAATTATGTTCCGTCAGCCTTTATTGATTTAAAAGAAGGTTTTGATGTTAATCAACCTACTAGAGATTTAAGAGTTATACCTTGGTCAGTTTCTGTTTTGAGTAGAGACGGTAACTCGTCTTATGTTATGCCGTCTCAAGGGTCTTTTATTAATCAAAGTAAAAATGAATGTTTTGACGATACAGATAAGTTAAAATTTGAAGTTACAGGTAATACAGCTATGTATGATGGTTCTGTTCGTTTATTTTGGGCCGCGCCTAATTATGGATATTTTGATACGAGTAAAGTAGTTAAACCTACACCATTACAATATATGAAAAAAGTATTTTCATTAGAACAATCACAAGAGAATTTCTCAATACGTGGTATTAATAGTGATTATACAGACATAGATGAGATTTTCTCAGTTTTTGAAAAAGATATATTAGATAAATTTGAGGTTGAATTCTTAAACTTTTCAAAATCTATCTATGATTATGATGGTAGTGAAACTTCTAATTCTGATAGTAATACCACTAAATCATTTAGAAATTTCCAAATGATGACTAGGGAATTAATGAGAACAACTAAAATAGTTGGAAATAACGGGACTGAAGTTATTACGGAAACTCAAAAAGAACAGATTACTAAAGTTAGTAACATACTAAATGACTTTATAAATTATGATGTTGTCTTTAAGTATGGTAATCCATCAAATTTTGATAAACGATTATTTTATAGTTTTTCAAAAGCGAGAATAACGGACCCATATACTTGGGATAAATATAGTTTAACAACGCCAAGTGCGTTACCTACTAAAACAGGTAATGTAACATTATTACAATCAAGAACTAATTTCCCGGATGCCTGGAGAGCTTTAGAGACTTATGTTGGATTTTCTAACATAAATGATTTAACTTATAGTAATACCGGCTCAACTATTACTGATTTTTTTGTTGACTGTAATGTCGCGTTTGAAAGAACAAATATTATAAATTTAGCACCAATTATTAAGTTATATGCTACTCAAAAATTGAATGATAATACATTAAATTATACTAAATTTATTGGGTTAATGGATGATTACATATTATCGGTTAATAAATTCCAAGATATTATTTTCAATAACTTAATGATAAAAGTTCGTAAAAATTTAGAAAATGTTGGAAATGTCACCAAAGAACCTATTAATACTGTGTTAGAAGGCCCACAAACTAAAGTTGAATTGTGGGAAACTTTCAAAGCGTTAAATGATAAATGGATTTCTGGTGGTGATTTTAAAACCAAAACATTATTTGAGGATGTGTTGTTATTAGATAGGGCTAGTAGAGATATGGGTAATGTTGTATTGGTTGATATATATAAATTAAAGGATTTATTAACTAATATACCTGAAAAAGCTAGTATGTTAGTATTTATTCAAACAATATTAGTTGAAAATAATTTTGTGGTAATGAATTTACCCTCATATGTTAATTTTTATGGTGTTCAGGATGCTGTCAAAAATCCAACACCTAAAGCTGAAGGAAGTTTAGATTTTGCGAACACTATGTTTGGAACATTTATGAATGTTGATTATAGAGAATCTTCAGCTAAGTTAGTTTGTTTTTACGCTAGCAAACCTAGTGAACATGTTGCTCTTAAAGATAATATTGACTATAGGTTTAAAAATGATGCTTTTGATTTAAGAAGAACAAGTGATAATCCATTATTAGAAAATCAAATTGGTAAAACGGATTGGGATAAATCAAATAAAGTAGTTGGGTTTAATGTTGATATTGGTCCTCAAAATCAATCAATCTTTTACAGTTTTCAAGTTGAACAAAACCCAGGTTTAGCAACTGCAGAATCTTTAGCGGTAACTAATCAGATGGCTAATTTATATGGTAATCGTGCTGCTGCGACTCAAAACGTGTCACTATATAATATCTATAAAAATAGAAGTTATACTTGTACTGTATCTATGATGGGTAATGCTATGATGCAACCAACAATGTATTTTAATTTAAGACACGTTCCTATGTTTAGTGGACCTTATCTAATTCAAAAAGTAACGCACGCTATATCTCCAGGTAGTTTTGAGACTATATTAACAGGTATTAGACAACCTACCGCTTCTTTACCTAAAATAGATGAGTATGTTCAGACGTTGAAAACTAAATTATTAAAAACTATTATTGATAAGAATAAACAAGATAGAAAAAATAAAGAAAGTGCTATTAAGTCAAATCAAAAAGGTGATATCATAAAACAAAGAACTGACACTTATATTGATGCGATTAATAAAAATAGTAATAGTGTGAATAAACAAACTAGTTGTTATCCGGCTAATTCCGGAGGAACTAAAAATATTGGTTATTCTGAATATACTTTTGTTGATAATCCTAAACAGACTAAAACAAGTTTTAAAAGTGTTGTTGAAGTTATTATGAGTAAGACAAGTAATAAAGCACTTCAATATACTATTTTTTCAACATTATATTTAGCTTCAGGAAATAAACAAGAATTTGAAACGATTGAAAATAATTTTGCGGGTATAAAAATTAATGAGTATTGGGGTGAAATTAGTAAATTGTTTAATGGCGAGAAATATTATTGTTCATCATCAAATCAACCTTTTGCGACCTTTAATGGTGTTTCAGATAATGTTGACTTTTTAATTAATAGATGGTCTAAAAGAATTGTTAATGTAAAAACTATTAATAAAGAACAAATTACTAAATTTTGGATAATAAATGAAGACGCGACGACAAAAGACAATAATATATATACAACTTTTGACACTACAAATTTAAGTGACATTGAAAATGAAGTGCAAAAAGCAATTGATATAGCAAAACCTTTTTTCAAATAACGCATATTTATATATAAAACGGACATTATGAGTACAAAATTAATATTAGATAATTATTTAGGTAAAAATACCAGACACTCAGAAAAAGACTTGGGTAATGGTTCTAAACAGGTGTGTGATTTAGACACAGGAGATTGTTATACTATCAGAATGAAAGATGGTTTAATTGAAAGAGTTGACAATACTTTAAATACAAATAAAAAAATCCAAGTTGAAACTTTAACTGGTGTAAAACAATTATTAAACGGATAGGTTATGAAAAAAATTGACGAAAAAATATTAGAAGAAATAACTAGATATAATTCTATTAATAATTATATTACTGAACAAGAAGCTACATTACCCCCACCTCCAGGAGAAGAAGCTTTACCTCCGGCACCGGGAGCTGATGCTACGGCATTACCACCGGCTGACCCAAATGCTTTACCACCTGAAGCTCCGACTCCAGCGGCGGTTGATGTTGCTACTGACCCGGATGTGGAAAAAGTTGATGGTGAAGGGGTAGAAGAAGGTAAGACTGAAGAAATGGATATTACTGATTTGGTTAAATCACAAAAAAATATTGAGACTAAACAAGAGGAGTTCTTCAATAACTTATTTAGTCATTTGAATGATTTAGAGAGTAAATTAGGTGAGATGGATAACATTGTTAACACTTTGAATAATTTAGAAAGTAAAATTGAAAAACTTAGACCTAAGACTGCTGAAGAAAAATTAGAATTAAGAAGTTTAGATTCAGGTCCTTATACTACTAAGTTATCTGATTTTTTCAATGACAAACAAGAGGATTTTGAAAAAACTGGTAAAGAGTATGTATTGACTCAAGATGAGGTTCAAGACTATTCACCAACAGAGATTAAAAAAACTTTTAGAAACTTTGGTGATGAAACTAACTCATTTACAAACGTAAAATAAAATATAACGACCTTCGGGTCGTTTTTTTTTTACATATAATTTGACTAACTAGAATTGTTCACTTATGATTATATAAACTAATTAAAACTTTTATATTTTATGGCGACAGCAAACAATTCATTAGACGCAGTATTGGCTCAGTACGAGAAATCAAAACAAGGTAGTTCTTCATCAACAAACAAAATGTCTCAAGACGAGAGAATGAAGAAATACTTTGCGCCAATTTTGACTGATAAAGAAACTCAAGGTCAAAAAAGAATTAGAATTTTACCAACAACTGATGGGACTTCACCTTTCAAGGAAGTGTGGTATCACGAAATTCAAGTGGATGGTAAATGGCAAAAATTTTACGACCCGGGTAAAAATGACAACGAACGTTCACCTTTAAACGAGGTTTATGAGGACTTACGTTCAACGGGTAAAGAATCTGATAAAAAATTGGCTTCAACTTACTTATCTCGTAAATTTTACATTGTTAAAGTTATTGACAGAGACAACGAAGCTGACGGACCTAAATTTTGGAGATTTAAGGATAACTACAAAAACGAGGGTATCTTAGACAAGATTATTCCAATCTGGAGAAATAAAGGTGATATCACAAATGTTGAAACTGGTCGTGATTTGATTTTAGAATTAACTAAAGCTAAAACACCTAAAGGAGCTTTTTACACTCTGATTCAAACAATCATGCAAGATGACGCATCTTTACTTCACGAAGACAAAGAAACTGCTGACACTTGGGTAAACGACCCATTGACTTGGAACGATGTGTATGCTAAAAAACCTTTAGAGTATTTGGAAGCTATTGCGGTTGGTGAAACTCCACGCTGGGATAGTGAAAAAGGTGGTTATGTTTACGGTGATAGCACAACTAACGAATCATCTTTTGGTGGAACAGGTAAAAAAGAATACTCTGACCCCCAATTACACGAAGAACCGGCTGATGATATGCCATTCTAATGATTAATTAATACATAGACTCTGGGAATACTTGGGGTCTATGTTTTTACAACTAAAAAAATTAAATTATGGCAATAAAAAAGAAATCATTCTCACTGGACGATATTAAGGGTAAATTCTCAACAAAGACTAAATACAAAGCTGAGAGTTATTATAATTGTGGTGAAGCGTTCTATGAAGCTTGTGGAATACCAGGTCCGGTAATGGGTGGGATTAATATGATGTTAGGTCATAGTAATAGTTCAAAAACTACTGCGATGATTTTGTCGGCGGTTGATGCTCAAAAACGAGGTGATTTACCGGTGTTTATTATTACCGAAAAGAAATGGTCTTGGACTCACGCTGTTGAGTTGGGTTTACAAGCAGAACAAGACGCTGATGGTAATTGGGATGGTCAATTTATCTTTAATGATAGTTTTGACTATATTGAACAAGCAACTGACTTTATCAATTCAGTGTTAGATACACAAGAAGCTGGGGATATTCCTTATAACCTTTTATTCTTATGGGACTCGGTAGGTAGTATTCCTTGTAAGATGACCTTTGAGGGTAAGGGTGGTAAGATGCACAACGCGTCAGCTCTTTCAGATAAGATAGGAATGGGAATCCATTCAAGAATCTCAAAATCAAAAAAAGAGGATTATCCGTATTACAATACGATGGTTGTAATTAACCAACCTTGGGTAGATTTACCGGATAACCCTTTCGGTCAGCCGGAGATAAAAGCAAAAGGTGGCGAGGCGTTATGGTTAGCGTCAAGTATTGTGTTCTTATTTGGTAATCAAAAGAAATCAGGTATTAATCACATCACTGCGACTAAAAACAATAGAACGGTATCTTATGCTATTAGAACTAAGATATCAATATTGAAAAATCACGTTACAGGGTTAGCGTTTAAGGATGGTAAAATTATTGCGGTTCCACAAGGTTATATTAAAGATGACAAAACTGCAATTGATAAGTACAAAAAAGAATATTCAGGATACTGGAACAAAATCTTAGGTGGTGAAGGTGAAATCTCCTTCAAGGAAGACTTACTAAGTATTGTTGAACCTGATGATGAATAGAAATAGTTATATAGACCCCAATTTTAGATAAGTTGGGGTTAATATAACAAAAAGAGTAACAAAGTTTTATAGTAACGAAAACAAAAAAACAAGTGACCAAAACACTTCTTATTGATGGTAATAATTTACTGAAGATTGGGGTTAAGGGGGTTAAAGACTTCTTCCACAAGGGTAAACATGTTGGGGGAACTTGGCATTTTATTAACACATTACGACGATTTATTGATGAACAAAACTTTGATAAAGTTGTTGTTATGTGGGATGGTGATGAGAGTTCTTTAGCTCGTAAATTAATCTACCCCCAATATAAATCAAACCGAAACTTGGATACTAACCAAGAACAAGAAAATTCATTCACGGAACAGAAGGACCGGGTAAAACAATACCTGGAGGAAGCTTTTATTCGTCAAATCATTGTGGATAACAATGAAGCTGATGATTTGATTGCGTATTATTGTCAAATATCTGAAGATGAACATAAGACGATATTCTCCGGTGACAAGGATTTAACTCAATTAATTTCGGATAAGGTATCTCTATATTCTCCATCAACTAAGATGACTTATAAAAATGGTGATAAGATAAAAATATACCATTATGACATTCCACATAGTAATATGATAACTTATAAGATATTGGCTGGTGATAAGTCTGACAATATTGATGGAATCTATTACTTGGGAGAGAAAACTTTAATGAAAATATTCCCTGAATTATTTGACTCCGAGGTAAAAATTACCGATATTCTTAAAAAGGCGGAAACCCTATTAAAGGAGGACAAAGACAACAAGGCTTTACAGAATTTATTATCGGGTAAAACAAAAAGTGGAATTTATGGTGAAGAATATTTTTTTATTAACGAAAAAATCATAAATTTGTCCAATCCAATAATAACCGATGAAGCTAAAGAGTTGGTTGAGTTGTATTATAAAGAAAGTTTAGACCCGGATGGTCGGGGATATAAAAATTTCATCAAGATGATGATGGAGGATGGGTTCTTCAAGTTCTTACCAAAAGGTGATGATGCCTGGGTAAATTTTGTAAAACCATTCTTAAAATTAACAAGAAAAGAAAAAAGAAATCACAAACAAATTAAATAATTAATAAATAAACAAAAATGAAAGACCAAGAATCAGTAAAATTAGAATTTTTAATGACCGTTAACGATAACATTATCGTACAAAGATTTTTTAATGATAACATTATCGTACAAAGATTTTTTAATGTTAGAGAGTTCAATCCGGAAGCGAAAAACTCAATTGATTTGTACAATATCCTTTATGATTTCAAGATTGATATTGAGGAGCAATTGAAACTAAAAACTGCCAATTATATGATTGACAATATGTATGATATTATACATAACCCTAACATTTTGGAAACTTCTGTTATTGAAGGTCCGGAATATTTTAACATCTACATCAAACAAGGTGATATGACAATTTGTCATAGACAGGTGGATGCGAAAATATACCCGCCTAAGATTAGATACACTGTAGATGTCCGCCCTTACTTGAAAAGTTTGTTAAACTCTTTGACTGACACTTTTTCATCAGACGAATTAAATTTTGAATATGCTGGAGTTCTTTTGAAACGATAATATTTATCAATAACTAAAAGAAACACTATGTCATCTAAAAAGAATTTTGATTATCTGGGAAGTACATTTCAGATACAGTTACTAAACCAAATTATCGTTGATAAAGAATTTGCGAGGTCAATAATTGATGTTATTGAAGCAAATTACTTTGAGAACAAGTATTTCAAGTTAATCATTCAGATGATTAAAGAGTATTACGCGAAATACGAACATATGCCAACATTTGACACTTTAGAACAGATTACCAAATCTGAACTACAACAAGAGATGGCATCAAAGATTGTGATTGATACTATCACAAAAATTAAAGATTGTCAAGTTGAAGGACAGGAGTTCGTTCAGGAAAAAGCAATGAAGTTCTGTAAACAACAAGAACTTCAAAAGGTTATGAGTAAAGCTCAAAAGATTATTGATGGTGGTGAATTTGAGAATTATGACACCGTTGAACAATTGGTTAGAACCGCGTTACAAGTTGGGGAGAGAGAAGATGGTATGTCTGATGTTTTTTACAATTTAGACGATGTTTTAAACGAAGATTACAGACATCCGATACCAATGGGTATTCCTGGGATAGATAGGCTCTTAAAGGGGGGTTTAGCTAAAGGTGAGATTGGGGTTATTTTGGCTCCGACCGGTGTTGGTAAATCAACATTGTTGACTAAAATCGCAAACCATTCGTTTAATTTGGGTTATAATGTTGTTCAGATATTCTTTGAGGATAATCCTAAGATTATTCAACGAAAACACATCACATTATGGACTAAAATCCATCCTGATGATTTGACTGAAAGAAAAGAAGAAGCGATGGGGAAGGTTAAAGAAATTCAAAGTTCTATGACTAATAAGTTAATTCTTAAAAAACTTCCATCTGATACAATTACTATGTTGCAGATTAAGAATCAACTTAGAAAAATTATCGCTGATGGTGTTAAAATTGATATGGTTTTGTTGGATTATATTGATTGTGTTGTTCCAGATAGAAACTTAGGTGATGAATGGAAATCTGAAGGTTCTGTAATGAGAGGTTTTGAGTCTATGTGTCACGAATTAAATTTAGTTGGATGGACAGCAACTCAAGGTAACCGTTCCAGTATTTCTTCTGATGTTGTAACAACTGACCAAATGGGTGGGTCAATTAAGAAAGCTCAAGTAGGTCACGTTATTATCTCTGTTGCTAAATCATTGCAACAAAAAGAGATGAAACTAGCAACAATGGCTATCACTAAATCTCGTATTGGTGATGATGGTGTTGTGTTTGAGAATTGTAAATTTGATAACGGAACATTAGAGATTGATACCGAAAGTTCTGTAACATTCTTAGGTTTAGAAGAACAAACTGAAGAAAGAAATAGACAAAGGATTAAAGATTTGGTTGAGAAAAGAAAACTAAACACAAAAAGCTAAAACATAAGTAAAATGGAAAAAATATTACAAGAGAATAAAGACCGTTTCGTTATATTCCCAATTGAACATAATGATATTTGGGAATATTACACACAACACCAAGCAGCCTTTTGGACCGCTGAGGAAGTTGACTTGACCGAAGACATTAGAGACTGGGAAAATTTAACAGATAATGAAAAATATTTCATTAAAAATGTTTTATCATTCTTTGCCGCGTCAGATGGTATTGTTAATGAGAACTTGGCTGAAAACTTCTTAAAAGAAGTTCAATATCCGGAAGCTAAATTCTTCTATGGGTTTCAATTGATGATGGAAAATATACATTCTTTGATGTATTCTTTATTGATAGATACTTATATATCTAACTCGGCGGAAAAGGATGAGTGTTTCCACGCGATTGATAGATTGCCTGCTGTTCAAAAGAAAGCTAAATGGGCATTAGATTGGATTAAAAACTCTACCTTTGAGGAAAGGTTAATAGCTTTTGCGGCTGTTGAAGGTATATTCTTTTCAGGTTCGTTCTGTTCTATATTTTGGTTAAAATCAAGAGGTATTATGCCTGGATTGTGTTCTGCGAATAGTCTTATCTTTAAGGATGAAAACTTACATTGTGACTTCGCTATTCACTTATTGAATAACCATATTGAGAACAAACCAAGTGAAAAAAGAATCAAAGAAATCTTATTATCTGCATTAGATATTGAAAAAGAGTTTATTACTGAATCTTTACCCGTATCTTTAATAGGTATGAACCATAACTTGATGAAACAATATTTAGAATTTGTTACTGACGGACTTTTAGTGAAATTCGGATGTAAAAAACAATTTAATGTTGAACAACCATTCAAATTTATGGAACAGATAGCTATTGAAACTAAAGGAAACTTTTTTGAAGGTAGAACGGTTGAATATCAAAAAGCGAAATTAAATGAAACACTATCATTTACTGACGATTTTTAATAA